CAGGAAATTTCGTCGATAGGGTCCGCCGTCATGCGGTGCGCGCCCGTCATGGACCCCGCCGCCATCCCGTAAAGGTTGAGCATGCGGTTTTCGTTCGCGGCCTTCATGACGCGTCGCGCGGAGCGTTTCGGCGATACCCAAATCTCGAAGGGGCGAGGTTCCGGCAGCGGCTCTTCGCCGAAGAGCACGTCGGCCGGCAGGTCAAGCGCGGCAGCGGTTTTGGCGCGCCATTCGTCGTCGAGATTGATGACGCCGTTGCGCAGCTTTGAGATCGTGACTGGATGCGTCTTGCGGCCGATCCTTTCGGCGACGGCGTCGTTGGTCAGCTTGCGCGCCTTCATCGCGTCGACCAGGCGGCGGCGATAGTGCTCATATTTTTGAGACAAATCCGACATTGCTTAATCCTAGCCAATCTGGCTAAACTCGAAAGAGCCGTTACGGCTAAACTTTATGTTGACAAACTATTAGCCGTTATGGCTTACATAGAGGTATGACCCTCACCGAATGGCGCACCGGCAACAATCTTGGCTTCGCGGACACCGCGCGGGCACTCGGCATCGAGGGTGTCAACCCCGGCGGTACGCTGGCACGCATCGAGCGCGGCGAGCGGCGGCCGGATGCCGACATGGTCGAGCGGATCGTGCGATTGACCGGCGGCGAGGTTTCGCCCGGCGACATGCACAAGGTTCGCCTCGATTGGCTCCATGCGCACCGGCCGGAAAAATTCCAGACCATGGAGGCTGCGGAATAGATGCGCGCTTCCAATTCCATTTTCTGCGTGGGTGGAGCAGCGGTAGCTCGCCGGTCTCATAACCAGGAGGTCGCGAGTTCGAGTCTCGCCACCGCAACCAGTCATTGTGTCCTCACGTCCGTAGGCCTCCGTACGGGGCTGGCAACCATGCCCGGCCACCGGTCGGCGGCTCGGCCTGCGGCCGCAAAACCCATACCCTGTGAGAGCGAAGGAAGGTCCGGTACGGCTCGCGAGGCCCCCGGCACCCATTGGGAGCACGGCTTGCCGTGCAGGGGTTCGGCCCGCCTTCCACATATGACAAGGGCCGGAAGGGAGTGCCATCGGGCGCCCTTCCGGTGCCGATCCTGCCGGGGTCCGCCGTGATGCCGTGATGTGTGCGCGGGTTTTCATGCCCGCAAGTTGATCCTGTTTTTCCCTTTCCCGGTACGGGAAACGCGCCGCGTTTTTCCCGCAACGGGAAAGCTGTGCCCGGAGACGAGCATGTCCATTTCCCCCGCCTGGTTCTACCGCATGAAGTCGGCGCAAAAGGATCTTATCGAGCGCTGCGGCGGCATCGTCCGCGCCGCCGAAAAGTGCAGCGCCTCGAAAACCGAGGTCGGCCGCTGGAACAACCAGACCGATCCCGACCTGATGCCGCTGCCGGCCGTGCTGCAACTGGAGGCCGATTGCGGCATGCCTCTGGTGACCAGCGCCATGGCCGACCTGAACGGCCGCCGCCTCGCCGATCCCGATGAGTTCTCGGCGACGAACGCCAGCGTCATGGCCGCGCACGCGGAAGTCGTCGTGCAGTTCGGCGAACTGATCGCCAAGGCCGCCATCGCCTTTTCGGACGGCAAGCTGACCCCGGCCGAACTCGCCGGCATGGACCGCTACGCCGCCGCGCTGGAACGGGCCGTCGCCGAGTTCCGCAAGGCGGCGGCGACCGGGCGCAGCCAGGGCGGCCTTTCAATTGTCGGGGGTGCGGCATGAGGTTCATATCCTCCCTATTCGATCTTGGCGCTGCGCTTGCCCTGTCGAGTGTGTTGCCGATTTCGCACTGCTACCAGCGGATGCGGCCCGTCACGGACAAGAACATCGGCCGCAACCGGCTGAAAAGCCGCTCCCGCTACATGCCGCATCAAGGCAAGCGCGAATGCGCGCGCCGGCTGCGCCAGTGGGCGAAGATCGAGGCGCGGAGGGCGGGCCGATGACCGATTGGCAGGCCCCCGAACTCGATAGGCTGCGAGACCTGGTGCGGCAGGGTCTTTCGGCCGGGCTGATCGCGGCGCAACTCAACCGGCAGTTCGGCAACGGCCGCAGCCGCAACGCCGTCGTCGGCAAGATCCTGCGCGGCAATGGCCGGTTCGGCCGGCTGGCCGCTCGCCCCCGCCTGCGCGTCGACGGAAAGCCGCTCTCCATGTTCAGGCCGAAGCCTCGCCTGGCGGACCTGCCACGGCCGCTCTCCGAAAAGACCGTCGCCGCGATCGCTGCCGCGTTTCCTCCCGCCGTCGCGCACGACATGCCGCCGACCAGGATCATGACGGTCTCGCCGCCCTGCAAGAGCTTCAGCGTGCCGGCGACGCGGCCGGTCCGGTACCTCGACGCCTTGTTCGCCGACCGCTGCCTGCATTTCGTCGGCGATCCCTACGGGCCTTCCGGCCCCGACATGCCGGTGTGCGGAGCGGAACGCGCCGAAGGGGTGCTGGGCACCCGCTATTGCCGCCGGCATCTGGTCAGCCAGCATCAGGCGAGGGCGGTGGCATGACTATGACGCGCCCCATGAAAGATGCCCTTGCATGGCTCCGCGATCACGGCGGGGACGGCGTTTTCGCCGACAAGTCGCACCAGACGCTTTACGCGGCGGGCGAGAAAGCGCCGTTCATGCGCTCGACCTGGAACCAACTGGCCGCAATCGGCGCGGTCGAGTTCTACGGCAACCGGCGTTGCCGCATCGCGGGAGGCAACGCATGAACCGCGAGGCCTACCAGCAATTCTTGGAAGCCAAGGCCGCGCCGACGCCGTCGCTCGGCTTCGAGGTCGACCCGGCGACCGTCAATCCGCTGCTCAAGCCGATGACGCAGGCAATCGTGCCGTGGGCCTGCCGCGGCGGCCGACGCGCGCTGTTCCTGCGCTTCGGCCTGCACAAGACCTCGACGCAGCTTGAAATCCTGCGCCAGTGCATGATGCACGAGGGCGGCCACGCGCTGCAGGTCGTGCCGCTCGGCGTGCGCCACGAATTCTTCCTCGAACAGGCCGAGCGTCATCCCGACCTCGAACTGCGCTTCGTGCGGCGGCCCGGCGAAATGGACGGCGCGAACGCGGCCGGCCCGGGCCGGAAGCTCATCCACGTAACCAACTACGAGACGCTGCGCGACGGCAAGATCGACCCGACGCTGTTCACCGCGGCCTCGCTCGACGAGGCGGCCTGCCTGCGCGGCTTCGGCGGCACCAAGACCTTCCGCAATTTCATGGCGACCTTTGCCGGCGACGACCGGCAGGCCGGCGTCAAGCACGAAGGGGTGAAATACCGCTTCGTCGCCACGGCCATTCCCGACCCGAATGAATATGTCGAGTTGCTGGCCTATGCCGCCTTCCTCGGCGTCATGGATGTCGGCGAGGCCAAGACCCGGTTTTTCAAGCGCGACAGCACCAAGGCCGACAAGCTCACCCTCCACCCGCACAAGGAAGAGGAATTCTGGCTGTGGGTGTCGAGTTGGGCGCTGTTCGTCCAAAAACCGTCCGACCTCGGCTTTTCCGACGAGGGCTACGCCCTGCCGCCGATCGACGTGCGCTGGCACGAAATTCCGGCCGACCATTCCACGGCCGGCGAGGAACGCAACGGGCAGGGGCGGCTGCTGGCCAATACCGCGCATGGCGTGGTGGAGGCGAGCCGCGAGAAGAAGCGCAGCCTCGATGCCCGCGTCGAAAAGATGCTGGCGCTGCGCGCCGAGGATCCGGGTGCGCACCGCATCATCTGGCACGACCTCGAAAGCGAGCGCCATGCCATCGAAAAGGCGCTGCCCGACGCCAAGGCCGTGTGGGGCAACCTCGACGACGAAGAAAAGGAAAAGCGGGTCGTCGGCTTCTCGCGCGGAGAGTTCGCGGAGCTGGCCACCAAGCCGGTGATTTCCGGCTCCGGCTGCAATTTCCAGCGCCATTGCCACTGGAACATCTATCTCGGCATCGGCTTCAAGTTCCACGATTTCTTCCAGTCGCTTTTCCGCACCCAGAGATTCGGCCAGACCGAGCCGGTGCGCGCCGACCTGATCTACACCGAGGCCGAGCGCGAGACGCGGCGCGAGCTGGAGCGCAAGTGGCGCGAGTTCGAGGCGCAGGCGGAAAAGATGGCCGGCATCATCCGGCAATACGGCCTGGCCGAAAACGCGCTTGCCGGTGCGCTGAAGCGCTCGCTCGGCGTCGAGCGGCGCGAGGTGCGCACCGACGACTACCTGCTGGTCAACAACGACACGGTGCTGGAAACCGCCGACATGGCGGAAAGCAGCGTCGACCTGATCGTCACCTCGATCCCGTTTTCGACGCAGTATGAATACACGCCGTCCTATCACGACATGGGCCACTCGGATAACGACGCCCATTTCTGGCGGCAGATGGATTTCCTCATCCCCGAACTGCTGCGCGTGCTCAAGCCGGGCCGCCGCGCCGTCATCCACGTCAAGGACCGGATCGTTCCGGGCGGCATCAACGGCTTCGGCTTCCAGACCGTGTCGCCGTTCTCCGACGATTGCACCGCGCGCTTCGTGCGGCACGGCTTCGCCTTCCTGTCGCGGGTGACGATCGGCACCGACGTGGTGCGCGAGAACAACCAGACCTACCGGCTGGGCTGGTCCGAGCAATGCAAGGACGGGACGCGAATGGGCCACGGCATGCCGGAATACCTGCTGGAATTCCGCAAGCCACAGACCGACCGCTCGAAGGGCTATGCCGACCTGCCGGTCGCCAAGGCCAAGCCGGATTTCGTTTCCGTCATCGACGGCAGCCCGGTCTCGGCCGGTGACGACGACTTCGACGAAAAGCGCATCCGGCCGGTGGCCGGCACCGGCTATTCGCGCGGGCGCTGGCAACTCGACGCGCACGGAATCTACCGCTCGGACGGCAACCGGCCGCTTTTGCCGGCGGAACTGGCGCGCCTGGTGCGGCTCGACGGCAAGGCGATCTATCGCGGCTGGAAGGACTGGTGCCTGACCCACGTCCATAACCACGAATTGCACGTCACCTTCTGCGAGGCGCTGGACGAGTCCGGACGGTTGCCGCCGAAATTCATGATCGCGCCCCCGCACATGGACCATCCGGCGATCCGCACCGATGTCGCGCGCATGCGCACGCTCAACATGCACCAGCAGCGCAAGGGCCGGGAAATGCACCTGTGCCCGCTGCAATTCGATATCGTGGAGCGGGCGATCGAGGATTACACCATGCCGGGCGAGACGGTGTTCGACCCGTTCGGCGGCATCATGACCGTCCCTTACTGCGCGCTCAGGATGGGCCGCAAGGCGGTCGCCACCGAGTTGAGCGCCGACTATTTCGCCGACGGCGTGATGTATGCGCAGGAGGCCTCGGCGGGTGCCAAGGGACCCGGCCTGTTCGACCTGCTCGAAGCCGAGATCGACGCCGCCAACGATGCGGCGACGGACGCCATGGTGCTGACCCTGCGCGACCTGCGCGACAGGCTGGTGGCGATGGACGATGCCGACCTCGACCGCGAATGGTCGGCCGATGTCATCCCGTTTCCGGGCGCCCATGTGGAGGCGGCGGAATAGATGCTGGCCTCGCTCGACATCCTCATAGCCAGGCTGGAGGCCGAGATCGCCGCGGAAGCCGGGGCAATCGCGGCGGCGGTGGCCGCGCACCAGATCGGTGCGGGCTACTGGCAAGCCCTCCACAGGCTGCGCCGGCGCCTCGATGCGGCGCAGCGGCTGCGGTAGGCGCTGGAGGAGGTGCTGCGATGACGGGCGGTGACCTCAAGGCGATTATCGACCTGGTCGAGCAGTGGCCGGATTTCAACCTTGCGCATGCGCTCCGGCGCGCCGCCGAAAAGGGTCGCATCGAGATTGTCCGTCTCCCGGACGGCCGGGTCACAGTGGTGTTTCGCAACGGCGAGGTGCTGCAATGACGGCCGTTCAGGGGTTCTATTCCCCTCCCGAAAGCGGCGCGGTTTCCCGCGCCGCCATGGGTGGGTCAGGCCGCGTCGCGCACCGCGACCACGACTTCCTTGCCCAGTACCGCCAGCGCGTCCTTGAGCGCCGGCAGCTTGGTCGGGTGGTCGGGGTCGAGGATGCGGTACGGCTCGTTGGCGGGCTTGCCGAGCCGCCGGGCGAACTCGGTCTTGGAAATGCCCGCCTTGGCGAAGGCGTCGATCACGGCGACCTTGAGCGCCGTTTCCGCGTCGACCGGGATCGCCACCAGGTCCTTTCCCTTCGCCTTCGCCTCCGGCAGCGGCCTTCCGTCCGCCAGCCTTCCGCGAAGCGCCACGGCAAGCGCGTCCGCCGCGCTTGCCCTCGCGTCAGCCCGGTCGTCCCCTTGCGTGATCGCTTCGGGAACGTCGGGGAAGCTTACCAGAAAGCCGCCATCAGGCTCCTGGATGAACTTCGCATTAAAAATATACTGCATTGTCTTGGTTACCTTTCTGGCCACATTGGACCTTGTTGTTATGTCCTTCTGGGATGCCGCCCGGGGTCATTCGACCCCGAGCTGTTCCTTGATGAGCTTCACGTAACCGGGTCTCAATTCGCCGGACTTGATGGTCGTTGTCCGCTTGCCGAAATAGACCTGATAGTGGGAGCCCTTTCCCCGATCCTTGATGACTTCGAAGGTCTGGCCCTGCTTTCTTGCCAGTTTCCGAAGTTCCCGGATCAGCGCTTCCCGGTTCATTCGCCGTCTCCTTTCTATGGATTGAATATCTCGCATTTTTGCGAGAGTGTCAAGAAAAATCATCGCATTTTTGCGAGGAATTTTCTTGCGGGAGGACGCGATGAACGCTCCTGACCCCCACGCCTACGACCCCGCCGCCGTCGATTTCCAGTTGTTCGCGCTGTTCCTCGACGCGCGGCGCGTGCACCGCCGCAAGACGGTGCTGCGCGTGGCGCGGGAAGCCGAGGTGCCGGTCGACACCGTGCAGCGGGCGATCCGCGCGCGAAACCCGGGCGAGGACGAATTCTTCGCGCTTTGCGCCTGGATCGGCGAGCCGCCCCGGAAATTCCTGAAACCGGGCGTGCGCGACGGCGCTTCGGAAAGGCAGGAAGCATGAGCCGGCTCGCCTCCTACGATTATCGCGGGCTGGGCCGCATCCTGCGCGACCGGCCGACCGGCGACGGGCGCGGCTGGCGGGCATGCGCGGCCGAGATCGGCGTCTGCGCCTCCGACCTTTCGCGCATCTGCAACGGCCAGCCGGTTTCGGCGCCGAAGGTGATCGCCGTCTGCGACTGGCTCCAGCTTTCGTTCCGCGGCTTCTACGAGCCGCCCGACACAGGCGCGGGCGCGGATCGCGAGCGTGAAACGCCGAAAATGTTTCACGGGAAGAGCACTGAAACGGAGGGCGCCTGCGATGCGGGATAGGAACCTTTTCTGGGTCCGGCTGGTCGACCGGCGTGCCGATGGCGGCGTGTGCGGCTACGGCGTGGTCTTCGAGTGCGACCTGCCGAGCGTCGAGGCCGTCGGCCAGGAGCTTCGCGAATACGGCGTCGTCAGCGGCCGGCGTGTGCGCACGCTGCCCGGCGGCGCGGTCGAGCGCCGCGATTTCCTGTTCGGCTCGGCCGCCG